TCATCCTCAGAAGTAACTTCGGTACATGCATTACGGAGCGTCTCATTTTCCTGCGCAAAAAAGTTAAATGAAAAGCCCGGTTCAGCCGTTCGTAAAGCTTGATATACATTAGTTTTAAATACATCTCCTACCTCCCCTGTCTCCCAGTAATTAAGCAACCAGTTAGTATCGTAGTTAACGGAGATGTTGGTCATGTCCAGAGGTGCGGGAAAATTAAAGTCATCCTGCTTCACATCAAAGATTGTTTTTCCTGTGTTACCAACCGGCATGTCATGCCAGTTCTTCGATACTAGAAATTGATCTATGTCTGCATGTTTCCAGTTCAGGCTGGCATAAATTGCTGACCTGCGAGAACCACCTTGCATTACGTGTCTTCCTATCTCATTGATCATTTGCATCTTAGGAATAGGGCCGCTGCTGATGCCGCCTGTCCCCTTGAGGATCTGTCCTTCCTGTCGATAGGTGGAATAGTCTACTCCAATACCACCTCCTGTCATCAGACAAGACTCAGCTTCCCAACTGATCTTTGCCCAATCTTCTCGATTATCTTCCTCTGCCTTGAGAAGGTAGCAATTGTTAAAGAATTTTTTATCACGTCCCGCATAATAGAGATATCTACCTCCGGGAAGAAAGCGAAGATTGGAGATATGATCTATCAGTTCTTCCTTCTCGTCTGCTGTAAGATTACTCTGACAAACATCATTAACCAGTGTGCAGGAAAGCTCATGAAAGGTTTCGGCCCCCTCATGCGAATACTTTGTATTGAATATATCTTCATTATAATAAAGTTCAAGAATTAACTGGGCGTAATGGATGGCCTTCTCTACATCTTTTTTCCCCTCTCCCTTTTTCCGGTGTCGAGTTATGTATTTTACCACATTACCTTCAAAATAGTCAAGACCATTCTGGAAGATGTATTCGACAGGTTGGATACCACAATCTTTATAGTGTTCTCCTCCTACCTGTTTCTTCAGGGCATTCTCTTCTTTCATTCTTCGCAGGTAGTAATCATAGGTTCCTTCTCTATTCCAGTTGTCCTTCTCTACTACAACTCCACAATGTTGACATTTGAGTGCGGTCCAATCAAAGTGATAGACATGTACATCTTTATTACATTCGGGACAGGTAATAGTAGCAGAGTAAGAGAAGTCACCCTCATAGTGGGAGCCAGTATTACAAGAGGGAGGTGAGGTTTCGTCTGACATTTTCAACATCTCCTATATCAATAGTTTTCTGTGTAAACTCTCTCACTAGGTGAGGCTCTATTCCCGCAAAGGTGCAGGTGTCCTCAAAATTTTCACAGGTGACACCCACAGATGCGAATATCCATGAATGTGCCTGACCTCTATGAATAGTAATTAGACTATCTTCTTCGGTAATCTGGGGTTTGATCGTATCTAGAATAGCTTGAAGAATAACAGCAAAGTAGAGGCTCTTATAAGGATTCTTATGTACCGTATCAAACAAGGATATTATGTCAGGATCATCACTCAACATAATTCTGAACAGGTCTATAGAATTTACCTCCAACATAATTATTGTAGTAGGCTGGTTCATCTGTTCCTTCTATTGTTGATGTAAGAACATGTCTAATCATCTGATGATAACACTCATAATAATTTAAACTCCTTTTATTTTTGTACTCATCTATAATTTCAAATGTAAAATTCTTCTTGCCTAGTTTTTTTATATCTTCCAACAGATATTTACTAGAACCCATGTAAGTTTCCCAACCAGATTCTTTCTTCTTTCCCTTACGTTTTATATAATATTGTTTACAACCAACATAAGCCTTGGTAGTTTTCTTGTTGGTTATGAGGTAGACAAATCCAAAGTTATTTACAGTATCTAATTCCTTCTGATAGTTCCAATGCATTACCAGTTAAATATTTCTTCTACGTCAGGTTCTTTGCCAATCTGTGTAAGAAACCTTTTCCCCTTTGCGTACTTGAATACACGAATTCCTTGACCATAGTTAGCTTCCTTCCAACACTCTCTTTTATGCCCACAGTAAATACAACCAACAGAAAGCTTATAGTTACCAGACTTCCCATCAGGCACAGCATCATAACACCTAGCAGGTATGTGACTGTCTGTGACCATTCCTTTAAGATATTCCACCCTGTTCTTTGCATTGATCATATCCATCTGCTGTACAGGAGTCAAACATATTTCTCCTGTTGATTTATTTATTACAAGAAATGCAGCTCGGTCAACATCATTGGCATGGGCATAAGCTGATATCTGAGCAAGGTAACCAAAGGGATCGTCTTCCACCAGTTTATTATATCGGAACTTGTCAAAGCCTGGACCACTGGCAGACTTACAATCAACCAGAACCCCATCAATCATGGAGTCTTGATGACCCTTCACACCACTAACCTCAACTTCCTTTTGTTGGTCGGTTACTTCATGACCTGCAATGACAGTACAAAGAAGAAGTAACTCTTCCAGAATATATCCATACAGAAACTTTATGCGAGTGGACGGTTGAAGCTGTCCATCCCCCAGTGGTTTATTAAGATCATACCAAAGCTGCCTGTCTGGCTTTCCAATGGTAGACAATCGTAGGGTAGCCCGATCCCTTGGCTTATCATATAGGAAATCTTTGATGTGCGTCTTGAGCATCTCACCAAAGTTATCTATATGTTTGTCTACCTCATCCTCATTCATGTCAATGGGGTCAAGGGTAAACAAATTATATATATCTTCAACTAGTGTTTCTATTTTTTTCATGGGAGTAAAAAGAGAGAGAGTGTCACCACCGGTAACACTCTCCCTCACCTTTCTAACTATTAAAAGGGTACGTTCTCGGCATTTTCGTTAACATAACCTCCTTCCACTACAGGAAAGTCTGCTGATTTAGGTGTATATGATACTAGATCAATAACCTGCACAGCACTCAAATCTGCTGACACTCCAGTCTTGCCAGCAAACTTCCACTGATAGGGAACTGCTCGTACTCTCACAACGCTACCATTACCGATAAGGGTGTCATCCCAAGAATTATTTTGGGAGTCTTTAACAAAGGGCGGACGAGCAGTACTACCATCCCTTCTCATAACTTTACGCTTGATTGTAACAAAATCACCACGCTCGTCATCCTTGTTATTGATTTTGATACCAGCCTCTTCGATGAGCGGACGATTGTCCTCGTCAACGACTAGCTGGATGGACCATGAGTGCTCTTCGAACTTCGTATTAGGCTCAATAACACAGGCCCAGTAGCATTTTCCAGTAAGATAAATAGGCTCATTCATGTTTCATTTCTCCTAAAGGCTGCCCATTGCAGCTATGAAGCGGATCATTCCGCAGGTGTCTACTACTACTACTAACAATACGCATATTATAACATACTCGAACAGGCATGTCAACAACTAATGTGTTTCTGCCCAATTATTTCCAATCTTGTAATCACAATCAAGATCACACTTGAAACTCATTACATCTTGTGTCTCTATGATGGCCTCCTTTGTTATCTGGGTGAACCTCTCTATGTCAGGCTTGGCCACCTCAAACTGGTACTCATCGTGTACCGACACTACCAGTCGAGCATCCAGCCCAGACCTCCGTATTCTCTTGTCCATCTCCACCAACCACTGCTTGCATACAATGGCCCCAGCGCCTTGCAGGAGAGTGTTGAGTGCTGCATGTTCCGATCTGATATGCAACCTACGCCCATCCAGACCCTTGATCGTGCCGCTCTGGGCTGCCTCTTGGATGTTGGCTCTCAGTCTCTTCAGAGCTGGCATGTTCTTCAGAAATTTTCCAATGAGTTCTCTTCCCGCCTTGGAAGAACCACCCACTATCTTTCCTATCTTGGCTGGCCCTGCCCCATACAGGAATGCATAAACAAAAGTCTTGGCCTGATCCCTTGTTCTGAGTCCCGCTGCTATCTGATTGGCGGTGTGTACATCTCCCGTAAGAACTTCCTTGGTGAAGTTACTGTCATCCATGTAGTGGGCAAGACATCGTAGTTCCAGACCACTGGCATCGGTGCCTACAAGCTTGTGTGTCTCTGGATTGGATATCGTCCAGAGAGACCGACACTCCTCACCAAAGGGACTATAGACAGCCGGTACCTGGGCCATATTAGGCTTGTGGTGCGCCATACGGCCTGTGATGGTACGTAGGGTCAACACCCTGCCATGAACCCGCCCATCCTCTTGGCACTCCTGTATCCAAGCCTTGAGAAGACCAGTACGTTTTTGCAAGAGGAAGTACCTACTGAACATCTGAGCTTCCGGCATATCTTTGATCTTGGAAAGAACTTCTTCAGTAATAATAATATTATCTTTATCGGTATACTTGTCTGGTTTCCAACCCCTTTCCATCAGACGCTCCGCTATCTGTTTGCGACTGGCAATGTTGAATGGTATATACTTGATCTTGGTTTTAAGTTGCTTCTCAGTTGGCTCGAACATCTCATCTGCTCGTTCTTTAAGCACATGCTGTTCATCCTCCAGCTTGGCAAGAAGAAGCTGACCCTCCATAAGATTGAAGGCAAAGCCGTTGCGTTCCTGTTTGTCTATGATAACTCTTACGCTACGCTCCAGCTCATATGCCTTCGATCCAAATCTCCGGCCCTCTTCCTCCAGAAGCATCGCCAGTCTTTTGGTAAGTTCAGCATCTCTAATACAATAGGTGAGCATCTCCTCACTATACTCAGCAAACTCATTGAGTTCTCCCTTGGAATAGTCCAGCCTATTTCCCCAAGCTTCCAAGGAGTGACCACCCAGACGCACAGGATTATACAATTGGGATTCCACCAGGGTATCTCTAACTTGGGAAGGTTTTATTTTAGCATTGGCAAACCTGTTGAGGATGGGCGCATCGAAGCTAAGACCGTTATGCATAATAAACTGATCTATTCGACTGGCCCACCCTCCAAATTGTAGACACTCTTCTTCAATCCATTGGCGCTTTTCTCCTGTCTGATAATTCTGCGCTACTATGCAATGTATCTTTGTTGCATCCAGCCCGTCTGTTTCAATATCAACTACCGCTTTCATCATAGGTCATATCCATTAGGTAGGCATCACTGGTTGGGATGTGAAAGAACTTTTCTCCTTTCTGGATGTTCCGGTTCGAGGCTTCCTTGACTTCGCAATCCAGAAGGGTATGACCATCTATGTGCCATGCCTTCTTGCAATCATTCCTGAAGACAACAAATGTTAGCACATCATCAGGACAGTCCTCTTGCCATTTATTCAGCAGTCTCCTCTTCCTCTCTGGTATTCGTATTTCATCCCAGCTTTCGGGCCACTCCCCTCGCCATGAATATTTTATTTCCACTTCAAAAAGAATTCTGGGTAGATCTCCATCTACCGTGCAAACAATATCAAAGTAAGTTGTTTCGTTGGTGGAGATATTGGAGTGATCGTGATCCTTCAACCAGCCTACCATGCACTGCTTGGCCTTGGTGTCGGCTCTGTCGTAGAGTTCTCTATCAAATGGTTTTCTCATTCTTCGTTCTCCATAAAAGGATTATCAATTTGTGTCATTCTACCAGTTTCTTTATCATAATGCAAGTAACATGCTACACCAGTGTCGCCAGTGTAACGATTCTTCAGGATACGAATGGTGGTGGTGTTGGCCTCGATCTCATCGTCGGCTTGCTGGTTACGCTCCAAGGCTATGACGCTATCAGAAAGGTGAGCAATACTGGCAGAGCCACGCAGGTGGGACAGAGATACCTCCTTGCCCTCCTCATGGCCACGATCCCCACCAGGACGGCGCAGATGACTGACAAGTAGTAGCCCCACTCCAGTTTCTTCTACGAGGGATCTCAGCTTGGTCATGAGAACATCAATTGTTTTCCTCTCATCCCCGTAATCCTCTTGACCGGACACCAAGATAGACAGATGATCTAGGAATATCCATTTGCAATCCAGAGCCTTGGCCATGAACCTGACCCGATCAAGTATTTCATGATTCTCAATAGAACCAAAGTGATCGAAGGCAAAGAACTTCTTCCCGCCAATAGTTTTCTTTCTCCATTCCTCCAGTTGCTCCATTGAAAATTGTTCTCTCACTTCCCTGATATATAATCTGGCGTTGGCTTCCACGCTCATGATGTTGAAGATGGTATTGTGAGTACTCTCTTCCAGGGCAAGCACACCAATGTTATCTTCAGTGTTGCCCATGATGTGATGCATCAACTCTCTGGTGATGCTACTCTTGCCCATGCCAGCTCCACTACAGAACGTAATAAGCTCTCCCGTCCTCATGCCATATGTTTTCTCATTCATCTTGCTCCAAGGATATGAGCATGTCTGACAATAGTTTTCTTCATATAGTTCCGGGCCAATGTCATCAAGGTTTATAATACCAGCAGGAGTATAGACCCTGGAGTTCCACCATGCTTCAACAAACTTTGCCCTTTGACCCGTCTTCAGATACTCGTTGGCATCCTTCATGTTCAGGGACATTATCTTACACTTGTTTGGCTCAAATAATTGAGCTACCTTTTTCTCTGCTTCCTTTCCTTGTTTATCATTATCAAAACATAATACTATATTATCAAACTTGTTGAGGTAATCCAGAGATTTCTTACAGTTCTCCGAGGCTGCTGCTGCTCCATTCCTGATGGAGATCACGGGCCACTTGGACCCCAACATTTCAAATACAGACATGGCATCCAGCTCGCCCTCACAAATGGTAACGAACTTTCCACTCTGGTTGAATATATTCTGACCAAACAATACAGCATTGCTGATTGGTCCCTCAGTCCAGAAGTTTTTATCTTCTGTACGTCTGACCTTGTTGGCTATGTGCTGACCGTCCCGATCAAAATACTGGTAGATGTGGTGGGTGATGGTTGATCCAGATTTTTGTATATAGGTATTATATTTCTTACATGTCTCCTTACTAATCTTTCTATCTGATATATCTCCTAGAGATCCAGTTGAAGTTGGTTGAGATCTCTTTATCTGTGAATCTGACTGACTGGTATTTAGTTGCATAGCTTCTCCATTCTGATTACCTCCAATATAGGTGTGACAACTATAACAATACAGGTGACCGTCTGAATATAAAGCATTGGCGTCACTAGATCCACAAGAGGGACAAGCCATGTGACCCTCATAGACACTTTCATTGGACATGCTAGTTCCCCATGTTAGGCATCATCTTTTGAAAAAAAGATTCGGTAAGTTCTTTTTTATAACTACCCAATTCTTTCTCTACGTTTGATAATAAACTAAGTTTAGTCAGTGTGTCAAGCTCTTTATAACTATCTTTAAAAATTATTTTAGGTGCGCTTCTGTATTTCTCTTTGTAGATCTCAATTAGAATTTCCACCTCTATCTCCTTCGACTCAACTAAAGTTTTTACTTTTCTTCCTATACTCTTTTTTAATTTTATATATTTCCTTGGGATTATACCCCAGGTGTTGGGTAACACACCACCGATTATCAATTTCATTTTGGGCGTCCCTCTTCGTTAGGAACGTATTAATTATAGTGGGACGCCCACTACTAGTTACAATTAAGTTCCACATATAACACACTTACTCATCATCATATGATTGAATCCATAATCTATTTACAAAGTCTTCACGATCTTCCATGATTTCATCAAGCTCTCTCTTGGAGAGCCTCTTGGCTTCCTTGGTATCATATCCCTCCTCAACATATTGTTTAACAAGATCACGAAAAATATTGTTACGTTCCTTTTGCCATAAATTTTTAGCCATTACTTTTCCTCTAAGTCATCCAGAAATTTTCCATATTCTTCAATCTGGGATGGATCATAGCCATTCTCTTCCATGAAATCCCAAAGATTTTTAGGTACAGTTATTTCAGTATCGGAGCCAATAACAGTAACGTATACTTTATCTTTAGTTTCTTTATCCTCCTCTAAGTTTCTATAATCATCAAGATAATAAAGATCAAATGATTCATCATTCTTTTCTGTCATCTATTTCTGCCCATGTTAAAAGAATATTACTTCTATCTTGTTTCACTTCACTTAATTCTTTTCTAAGTTTTTTAATTTCTATATCTCTACTTTCCACAATCTTTTTAAGTTGATTGACTTGATTTCGGAGAACTTTTAACTCTGTAACCTTTCTCATATCGAGCATCCTTTAAATCTTTCCTTCCTTGTCTTCAAGTAATTTAATTAATTGGGTTACACGTTCTCTCAACACTTCTAACTCTTGCTCAACTCTAAAGATTTGCTTCAATACATGAGATGGAAACTCCCTCCTGAGTTCCCTTCGTATCCTATGTATCTCTTCTATCTCTTCAGGTGAGGTCATTATACACTCCTTTCAAATGGATGTCAACAAGAAACTTCAGTGAAGACGGCACACCCTTATTTGGTGGGGGAAGCTATCTCCAAAATCTTCCAGACCATGACGGTATAAAAAATTTACAGCGTCCTCCTCTGTCTTAAAGGTTTGTAATGCCGTGCCATCTTCATTGATCATTGCGTCTATCAGATCAAACCTCCCCAAATAATCATGTTGAATAATAATATATGACATGGACCCCCCTATTTTATAGTATTCATTTGGCTATGTCCTCTCCCTCAGAGGATTGAAATTCCTGGTCCAGCTCATGAAAAATTTGCTCTACGTAAGATTCATCAACCGTATCCATGCGCTCTTTGACATAGGACTGCACATCCTTCAGGCTTGTCCAGCCACCCTTCAGGGCATCCCAGACATGTTCTTCCATGTCCATCATCCAGTTTTTTGTTTGGCTCATGCAGCCTCCTCCAATGCCTTCCACCTTGGTGATACCAACATCTTCCGCACTTTGTCCTCTCTCAAGACCTTGGTGCTGGGCTTGTCAGTGTGTGTTGACCAGAACGTGGCTGCCTGATATGCAGTCCAGAGAGTACCCGCATCACGCTTGCCGTAGCCCTCATAGCGACCCTTCCCAAGGATATGTCTGTTCTCTTCATCGAAGGTCTTCATGAGGTTGGAGAGCATGACCTTGTTGGCTACCTTCTCCCTCTTCACGTTGTCCATTCGAGACGCCAAAGTATCTGTGAAAAGATCGATGGTGTCGTCTCGACTGACAGTAGTATTATACCACACTTTCATGGTATTGATCCCATCATAGGCAATATACTCAGCCGCTCCTCTTACCTTGGCAGCAAACGATGGGACGTGGAAATTCTTGGTGTGTCGCCCATACATATAGGCCAATTTGTTACCGTTAACAAGAGTGTTGAAGCACATGGATCTCCAAAGGCCCATCATGCCGTTGTTGGCCCATGTTCGATTGTGGGAAGTCCTGAAGACGAACTCTGGTATGACCGTATCATTCTTGTCATCAATACTCTGCTCATGGGCAGGGAAGCGTGCTCGTAGTTCAAGCTGTGCTCCATCACTAT